ATATAAAGAGCCAAGAACAGTCACAGAAGTTCCTGAACCTGTTATTTCAAAGACAACAGAACAACTTGCTAGACCAGTAATTTCTGGTGCGTTGTCGGAGTTGTTTGGTCTTGGCCCTAGAGTCCCAGGCGCACCGTCTGCTGGTGGAGCGTCTACAGTTGCTCAAACTGCCACGACAGGCACTACCGTAGGCTTGACAGGAGCGGGTGGAGCGGGTGAAATTGAAAGTAAAGAGTCTGGCAAGAAGCGTTCAACCGTGTGGAATGAGGAGTCTTTACGACTCAAAGATGCACTAGGAGTGTGATATGGCAACATTAAGAAAGATGACCCGTGTAGGTGCAGATGTGCGCCAGATTGCTCGTTTGCTACAAGCAAAAGCACCTGAAAACCATTTGCTTGCCTACATCACCCCTGAAGAAGCAGAGTTGCTCAAGTCCAGAGGTGGTAGCGGTATGCCTGACCCACAGACAGGTATTCCTACCTACTATGTTCCTGACCCTGAATATGTTGACCCAGATGCTTTTGAATACATGCAACAGCCTTTTGGTAGCAATATTACAGACGTGCCAGATATTGCAACATCGGGAGCGACTACTGCTTCTAGCCCAACGACTATTGATTTATTGCCTCAGGCTGACTTTTCTGAAGGTGGAAGTCAACAACAAACTTCATATTACACAGGTGGTTCACCTAGTGCGTATGGACAGCCTAGTGCTTTTTCTTCTTTTCAGCAAGAAACACAACCCTCATATTACATGGGTGGAACACCTGCGGCATACGCTCAATACCCAGCAGACTTAGGTGCAGTTCCTGTTGATATTAGAGATGAACTTGCCAAACCTATGGACACCACTCCAAGCAGAACTATTGGAGAAAGATATTCTGACCTAGCAAAGAGCTTAGGTGTTAAAGAAGACACCTTGTCTCGTATAGGTTTGGCTGGTTTGCAAGTTGGTTTAGGTGCTAGACAAGCTAGATTAGCAAGAGAAGAGGCTAGAAAAGCAAAAGAAGAACAACAAAGACTTGCCGCTCCTTACCAAGCAAAAGGTGCAGAATTACAGCGTCAAGCACAGGCTGGAGAGCTTACCCCTGCGGGAAGGCAACAATTGCAAACAGTGCAAGCACAAGCGGCACAAGCGGCTTCTTCCCGTGGCGGTGTAGGCGCACAGCAAACTGCGGCAAGGGTAGAAGCTATTCGCAACCAATTACTGCAACAACAGTATGACTACGGATTGAAGCTGTCAGGTATTGGTGACCAAATACTCTTGGGTTCTATCAGGACAGGTTTGGAAGCTGACAGGTATGTCAATCAGTTATCTAACACTTACTTCACAAACGTTGCAAGAACACTTGCAGGTTCACCCACAGTTATCCAATATGGAGTGCCAGCATAATGGTTGATTCTGCACTTAAAGACATAACAAAACTTTCGGTCATGCCAGCCTTGCCAAAAACAAGAGCGGTGATGCAACCTAAACCTACGCCAGAAGGAATGATTGGCCCGTCTGAACTTGGCCCTGCGTTAAGTGAATTAAGTGAGGCTGAAAGGCAAGCATCAATGAGAGTTGGTGAGGGTGACATTGCTATAGAAGAAGCAAAAAGACAGGAAAAAGGACGAGAAGCAGAATTAAGAAGCGAGCTTGTTGGTCGTATGGCAACAGAAGCAAGAGAGTTGCCAGAACGTAAAGCATTGACTCAAGCAAGGACTGAGTTTGGCAATATGGCTTTTGTGCCTACGAAAGAGACTACGCAAGATTTGGCGGGAATCTTCTCTCTTATGAGCATTGTTGGTATGGTTGTTGGCAAAGGTAATGCACAGCTTGCCATGTCTTCTATGAATGGCATGTTGGAAGGCTATCAAAAAGGCAGAGCAGACCTTTACAAAAAAGAACTGACACAGTTTGATAAGAACTTCAAAGCCATGCAAAGCAAGGTACTGACTCTTGAGAAAGAGCTTTCCGAAGCGATGGAGTTGAAGAAACTTGACAGGGAGAAAGGTGACCTTGCAATTACTATGGCTCTAGCAAAAGGAGAGTCTCAATTGCTTGGTGCTATGCGTAACAGGTTAGGTGATGTTGCTGTTTTGAATGCCGTTAAGGATACTAAAAACACGTTAAATACTCTTGTCAGCCTAAACAATGACTTACAAGATAAGGCTAATGCTAGAGCAGATGCCGCAGAACGTGAAAGACGAGCAGATATAAGAGCAAAACTTGCTAGAGACCAAGCATTAGCACTAGCAGCCGCAAAAGGTCAACAAGGTGGAAAAGCACCAGCAAAAGAAATTGTTAATCAAAATCAACTTAGAAACACATTAATTCCAAAATTGCAAGAAGTTATTCCTATCATGGATAGGTTACATAAAGAAGGTAAATGGAACACATTGACCGCATTGCTTGCGATAGACCCAAGAGCGGCAGAACTTGAATTTAAAAATGACGAAGAGGCATTAAAAGCTATTCGCACATTTGCTTATTTCCGCTCGAAAGAATTTGAAACCGCTGGCAAGGCACTTACAAGGAAAGAAGATGCCATTCTTGCACCCATCTATAGAAGTGATTTCAGAGTTTATCAAGGTGCACGTGGAGCAATACTTGATGGTTTAAAAACCATGCAACAAGAACAAGCTGGTTTAGAAGGTATGTATCCGTACATCAAACAATACAACCAAATTTTACGAGGTGAAACCCCACAAGAAATAGACATAAACAAAGAACGTGAACTTGCATATGAAGCAATACAACAAGGTGCAGATATAAATACTGTCAAAAAAATGTTTAAGCAAGAAACAGGTGAAAGTCTTGTTTACGGAGAAGATTAAAATATGGAAAACAAATATAAAACTTCGCCTCCATCAACTGGTAGTACAGCTTCATCTAATAAGTATCTTAGTGCGCCAACACAAACACCAGTGCCCTCACCTGTTGATTTGACAGAAAAACCTGTAAAACCACCAAAAGAAGAAAAGTCTTTTTTGGGTCAAGCTGCTGATGTAGCTAAATCAGGAGGTATTGGCACAACATTAGGTTATTTCAGTCCTGAAATAATGACTGGGTTAGGATTAATACCATCACCTGCATCACCATTTTTATTGGCGGGTGGGCAAATACTACGTGGAGGCAGAGCGGCTGCTGCTTTGACTGGGGGTTTGTCTGCTGTTGGTGGTAGTGTTGCAGGTAAAGTCGTTCCTGAACCAGAAAAAGTAGCAATAGACATTCCAGGAATACAAGTAACTAGAAAACAACTTGCAGAAGTTGGAGGAGAAATTGCTGGCCCAGGTGCATTAAAAGCTACAGAACTTGTAGCCCGTGGAACTCCAGTTGTCGGTAGTGCCATACGAGCATTAGAAAGATATGCGGGTGCTGGTAAAGATGGATATGCTGATGCTGCTGCAAGAGAATTGGCATTGATTGCCAAGCCAGGTTTACGAGATAGGTTTTTTGGCTCTGATGTACCTGTAACTGAGATACAACCTTATCGTCAAATTTATAATGCTTTGGCTGGGTTGGACAATGCAAAACGTAGAGAAGGTGAAGCGTTGTTAGAAGGTGCAAAAGGAAGAGCGCAAAGAATTACTGCACACTACAACGAACAAGCACGTAGAGTGCAAAGATTCAATATTGAAGAAGCTCAAAGGCTCAAGCAAGAAGGTCAAAAGATGGCAGAAGGTGCTATCCAAGATGCTATAAGTCAAGTAGAAAAGAAATTTGGCATAGTACGAAGAGCAGAAGCTGCGGGGCAAAAAGCGGCAGTAGCATCTGAACAATCCGTTTCTGCCATAGGAAATACCAAACGTTCACGTACAGATATAGGTTTGTCACTACAACAAAAAGTAAAAAATACAGATGACTTGCAAGTTAAAGCAATGCAAGACGCATTTGATAATGACAAATCAGCAAGAGATGCTTTAGTTGCAAGGCAAGAAGAAGCAGGTATTTTTCCAGAAAACACCACCAAGTTTAAAGAAACTCTTGCTTTCTTAAATGACAAACTTGTAAAAGGCAGACAACCTGCTGAAAGAGTAAAAGTAGATGTTACTGAGCAAGGTGTTAGAAACGCTTATGAACGTGTAAGAGAAGCCATGCTTAATAAGCGTGTGATGATGGAAGGCTCAGAAACAGAGGTAGCACAACAAGTAGCAGACATACAAAAGGCTGGTGGTCAAGTTCAAAAAGGAACAAACCCCGCAACTGGAGAACCAGCTTTTTACCGTGTTTACAAAACATCTTTCGAGGCCTTAGACCCTGTTAGAAGAAAGCTAGGTGAGGCATTTGATGGCAAGGCTGTAGAGGGCTTTGAAGGTCTTCTTAAAGAACAGGCAAAAGATTTGTATGGGCGCATACGTTCAATACAAGTTGAGTATGCTGGTGGCGTAGATGGCCCACAAGACTTACTGCTTAAAAATTACTCTGAGGGCAAAGACCTCTTGAATGCTTTACGCATTCCTGCGGGAAGAAAGATTATTGGCACAGACAGATTAAATCCAGAGTATTTGACGCAAGACCCAGCAGACATACCTTCAACATTTTTTAGAAGTAAAAAAACTGTACAAGATTTGTTGCAAATAACGAAAGACCCAGCATTGGTTGAAGGTGCTGCTTCAGATTATTTGGCCCGAACTTTGGTAGGAAAAGACAGCAAGGCCATAACCAACTATCTCAAAGACAATAAAGAATGGATAGACCTTTTCCCCAATTTGTCTAGAAGAGTAAACAGTGCCATGTCTGCAATTTCTAGAGCAGAAAGCGTAGTGCCAAAAACAACAAAACTTGCTACATCTTTGAGAACAGATATTAAGAATTTGCCTATACAGGCCGAACAAAAAGCAACTGAGATTAAAACATCTGCTGCAGCAGAAGCGGAAAGAAGATTGAAAGCAAGTATTGCAAAAGGTGAAAAGCTACGTGAGCAAGGTCAAAAATTAGCTGAGACTACAACAGGTCAAAATAAAGTAAAAGATATTCTTGGCTCTGGTGACCCAACTGTAGAGATTGAAAAGCTAATTACATCTGGAGAAACACAAAAGTTGCGAGAGGTTGCTCCTTTCATAAAATCTAATCCAGAACTTTCCAAGAGCTTTAACAGAGCACTAGACATAACCATTTCTCGAATGAACCCCAAAAATGTTGGCGATGATTTTGAGCGAATACTTAAACCAGCCTTGCTAAATACTGGGTTGATAACGCCTAAAAAAGCAACAGAATTGACTCAAAGAATCAGAACTGTACAAATGACGCTAGAGCCAAGTGCCGCTGCCGAAGCAATTCGCTACATCATCAGAACAGGAATTTCTGGTGAAGCTGGAACACAATTAACAGAATAGGAGTAGTCATGCCACTCAAACAAGGTAGTAGTCAGAAAACCATTTCTGCCAACATTCGCAGAGAAATGAAGGCGGGTAAACCGCAAAAGCAAGCAATTGCTATTGCACTCACAACGGCACGAAAAGTCAAAAGAAAGGCAAGAAAATGATGAACAAAGAATACGGCAAACAATCTATGGGTAAGGCCACACAAGCTGATATTGACCGCATGGCTCGTCAAGGTGGTGAGAATGAGGTTCGTGCTTCTGAGGACTACAACCGTCTGATGATGAAGCAACAAGCCAAGCCAATGACCCGCACTGCTCCACGCAAGATGAAGCGATGAGTAGGAAAAAGGCTGAGAAGGGTATCAACCCTGCGCTAGAGAAAGCTATCAACGAGTTGATGGCTGTAGTAATGATTGACCCTACTGCGTCCATAACCGACAAGATGAAGGTTATAGACCGTGCCCTGAAGTTAGAAGCCTTGAAGATGAAGGATGCTGATGAAGGATACGGAGCAGGGTTATTTGGTGACGATGACGAGGAGACATGATAATATGGTTATTCCATTATTAGAGAAGGAAAATCATGGAGCCAACCGCAATCATTCGCCTAGCGTTAAAGGTCATCTCAGACCGCTTAATTACCATTCTTGCTCTGCTCACCTCTTTTGGTCTGGGTTGTTGGGTAATGTGGGAGCCAAAGTGGGAGAGGGTGACAACTCTTGCAATTTATGTAATATTCAGCTATCTGCTGGTGAGGATAAAGGAGAAAAAACATGGACATGATTCCGAAGGTCAAGACAACTAAGTTACAGGCTCAAGTAGGCACTGGTATCACACAGAACAAGCTGTGTATGCCTGGTGAATTCACGCCTGGCAAACTCCCCGCAGGTGGCTTCCAAGCCGTGTGGAACTTCAAAAACAACCAACCTAACGATTACTTCACTCGCAAGGAATCGCCTACTTCTGGTGGTGGTGGAAAGGTCTACTGATGGCTAATAACATTGCTTTTCAGGCGATGGGCAACTGTGTAATTGCCACTGCCACTACTGCCAATGTGCAAGGTAATGTGGCATCAATTTCTTCTGTTAGCCCTTCCAATCAGTATTTGGTATTTAACATTGACAAAAATGACCCTGTGTTTGTGGCTTATGGTGAAACAGCAAACATAACCGCAACAATTCCCACAGAGGGAAACAGTGCGTCAGTCGTTGCAATTGCTCCCTACACGGAAAAAGTGTTTACTGGCCCACAGTGCAGTAGCACCAAAACTGTTTATGTGCGAATCATTGCTCCACATGCAAATGCCAAAATCTACATCATGCCTGGAGAGGGCTTGTAAATGGCTCTAGACCCTGTATCCCTACTGTTAGAGGTGGGTAACAAGGTCATAGATAGGGTATGGCCTGACCCCTCTCAAGCTGCCCAAGCCAAGTTGGAATTGATAAAACTTCAACAGTCTGGCGAGTTGGCAGTCATTACAGGACAGATGGAAATAAACAAAGCTGAAGCTGCCAACCCCTCAGTGTTTGTAGCTGGCTGGAGGCCGTTTATTGGTTGGGTCTGTGGAACGGCTTGTGCGTGGAATTGGATTGGTTTGCCAATGGCAAAAGCACTGGCGGTATACCATCAAGTATCTTTTGCGTTAAACCCCGCTGACTTGTCTGAGATGATGCCTGTGCTTATAGGCTTGCTTGGTCTGGGTGGTTTGCGTACTGTTGAGAAGATTCAAGGTGTTGCCAGAAAATGAATTTCACACCTCATTTCACCTTTGAGGAACTGACCCGCACTTCTCACAGGGAGTTTGACAATACCCCAAACACTGTTCAAATCAATAACTTACAAAGACTTGCAGAGTTTTTGGAAAAGGTCAGAGCGTTGCTTGGAAAGCCCATCATCATTGATAGTGGGTTTAGGTCACCAGAGGTTAACGCTGCGGTGGGAAGCACCTCTGTGAGTCAGCATTTGCGTGGGTGTGCCGCCGATTTTCGAGTTATGGGTATGAGTCCCGCAGATGCGGTAAAAGCCATCTACAAATCTGACATTGCTTATGACCAACTTATATTGGAATTAAGCTGGATACATATCAGCATACCCAACACAGAAGATGTTGAAGCTCGTAAAATGGCTCTTATCATTGACAAGAAGGGCACAAGATACTATGCCTAGAAAGAAGTTTCCTAACTTATCTGTTGGCAGAGGAGAGAAGCTCTCTGTGAAGAAGGGTGCGGGACTGACAGCCAAGGGTCGGGCAAAGGCAAACAGAGCCACAGGTAGTAACCTCAAGGCTCCAACCAAAGATACATCTAATCCTCGCCATAAATCTTTTTGTAGTAGGTCAAAAAGCTGTTCGGTTTCTCATATTGACAAGATGAGTTACCCAACGGCAGTTGTCTGGTTGATACCCTTCGTAATTGTCAATTCTGTCAAGCTCAAGCTCATCAGAATATCCATTTGATAATGCCCAAACAAAAAATGCTTCTCTGTTATGCCATTCTTTGCAAACCCGTATTCCTCTGTCTTCATAATACATAGCCCATTTGTGACGAGTTCCCATGTGACCACATCTTTCCATCATGGTCTTATGAATTCGATACAAACGAGTGTTGTGCATTCCATGTTTCCGTGATGCGTTGCCAGAAGCCTCTGGGTTCATCTTGTTATAATTTTTTAAAACATCACCACTTAACTTGCTTTGACAAGAACGGCATTTGTTTTGAAGCTGGTCAGACCTGACAAGTTCAACATTGCCGCATGAGTGACAAATTCTTTGAAAGCGTTTACGATTGTTCATGGGTTTATTTTCACTAACCAAGAATTGGTTGTCAAGGAGTTTGTATGGCATACACACCAAAAGCCAAGCGTGGCTTGTACTTCAACATTAACCAACGCAGAGCAGCAGGGTTGCCGCCCAAGCGTCCAGGCATGGCGGGTTACCCCACCAAGGCAGCATTTATCAAAAGCGCACGTACCGCTAAACGCTAACCTTCTCTAGCTCTGCTATCAAGTGAGGGCCGTGGTAGCGCATGTTGTTGATGTGAAACTTGCCCTTAAAACCATACATTTTTGCCCAAGTCTTCTCGTCATCAAAATACTCTGCAAAGGTCAGAGGGGTGATGATGTTGACATGGGTAGGGTCTTGGAATGCTGGCGCATGTGGAAACGCTGGTGTTGAGGACAAGAACTTGCCACCCACCTTCATCACCCTGTAAACCTCTGACATCAGTTCCACAAACGGGTATCTGCGTTGTGGGACATACAAGAGGCGTGGGATGTGTTCTAGAAAGTCATAGGCAGTTACAAAGTCAAAATAGTCATCAGGATGAGGGATAGGCTCAATAGCCAGGTCAGCGTCCTGAATATCAAGTCCTATCACCTGATTGGCTTGGTAAGGGTTGCGGATGGTTTCTCCGCACCCAAGGTCAAGAGAAATGGTCATGGAGCGGGTAACAGACCACCTTCAAACAAGTAGCTACCAAAATGGCCTAGAACCACCCACGGTGCAGCGTAAATCTTGTAGCCATGTCTACGTGCTTCCTGACAGAAATAGTAGTCCTCTGACAGCAGTCTGCCCACACCCTCTTCAATAGCACAGGCAAAGAACTCCACAATCTTGTCTTGCTTGATTTCGCCAGACAGGAAAGTAACGTCATTGATATAACTAGGCATCTTAGTAGCAAGGTCTTCTAAACAACTACGCTTTATAAGCATGAAGCCTGTACCGCCATTCCATATTTCCACAGGCTCATGTGCTGGTACTGTGACTGTGCCCTGATAGTCTTTGAGGTTAACCACCAAGCTACCTGTACGGGTTTTCAGTTGGTCAACAGGCACACCCTCTTTAACTGCTTGCTCGACACCATGCCAGTTGATTTCCTTCTTAGGGTAAATACCACAGATGATGTCTTTGTCAGCCTCAATCATGGGCACAATATCAGCGGGATTCCACTTAATATCTGCGTCAATGAACATCAGGTGGGTAGCTTCCTTCTTGTTGAGAAACCCATGTGCAAGAGCGTTTCTGCCCCGCTGAATGAGGGACTCGTTAAACATGCAGCTAAAGCTCATGTCTATATCGTTTCCCCGCATAACTGTTGTCATGTTGACCAGTGACTGACAGTAGTAGCCTGTGGTCATGCCACCATACATAGGTGTGCATACAAAAATATGAGCTTTAGACATTTATGTAACCCCAAAGTTTATTGTTTCTTATTCCATAAATTGTTGAGCGAGAGATATTGAATTGCATTGGCTCCTTTGTGATTGGTAGTGGTTGTTGACTCATTGTTGGTGACCCCTGTCTGTCTTCATAATTTCCTGTGCGTCTTCAAAGCCAGCAGCGTAGGCAATGTTCCACAGTTGTTGCAAAGACATGTTGACCAAGTTGATGGTGTAGTTCATGCTGTTGTTGGCCTTGTTGAGCGAGTCTTGGCTCATCTGTAATTGTTGTGGTGATGGTTTAGCGTCACTCATGAAATGTCCTCAATTCTTAAAACATATTTGTTGGTCTTTGCTGACTTGCGCCAGCCCCATACTTGAATCTTCCAGCCAGCTTCTCTAACTTTGGGTAAGAGTTCACTAGCCATAATCTTCTTGATTCGTTCTGAGACACCAGAAGCCGTGGCTTGCACAGCCAATGTCTCATCCCTCTTGATTGCAAGGATGTCAATAAAACCAAATAGGTCTTGTCTAATCCTTGCGTGTGGATTCCACTTCTCAACAATAGCCACTGTGTAACCCTGCTCTCGCAAGACTTCCAGTGTTCTAGATGTTGGAGATTCTTTTGCCATCAGTTACTCATAGATTGGTTCATTAGATTTATGCCACGCCCTATGACAAGCATTGCATAACCAACGAACATCAAGAGGTTTTGTGTAGTCATCATGGTGCGCTTCAATCATTTTTTTAGCATTGCATACAGAACATTTGGTAGGTCTTTTGAGTTTTTTATCCCTAATAGCATTGCAAGTTATTACGTGCGCTGCATAAGTCATTGGATGTGTTTTTTTGTATTTCTCCAAACTCTTCTTTTTAGACTCTTTTCCTTGCTCTGTTTGCATGTACTCCTTTCTTGCTTGAACACGATGAGGAAGCATTGCCCTTTGACGGTCATACTCCCTTACTTTTTCAATGTTGTCTTCTCTATGTTTGTTTACTCTTTCTTTGACGCAAGATTTGCACTTGTTAAGGTGTCCATCTCCCATCGCTTCGTGTTTGTAAAACTCAGATAGAGTTTGTTCAACATTGCACTCTCGGCATACTTTCATAGGAATCTCCTAAAAGGGAATTCCTAAAGTATACCATTCTAAAATGGCACATCTTGGTCGTCATTACGAGCGGGTCTGCGGTTGTAGGATGGCACAACCTCTTTGTCTGCTCGTTCTTCCTCTCTCTTCTTCTTGCTCCAGTTATCTTCTCGCATCTCCTCTTCTTCCCAGTACATCACGCCTGAACCAGGCATTTCTTTGTGTGCATTTCCTGTTGACATTTCTTTCCTTTCAGAGTGTGTACTTTGCGTACTTCTTGCCATTTTGGTTAACCATGTGCGTAAAGATTCTGTGTCCGTCTTTACGAAGACTTTCGATATGTGCTGCAAGCCTGAAACAACCGAATTCATTTAATGCCTCCATTGGTGTTAGGCTTTTCCCGCTTTGCAACCACATCAAAATATTGGCTCGCTGAGTCCCGAATCGGGAATTGGTTGGGACTTGACGGGCTTTGGGTGTACTGTTCCCCCTGCCTCAACGATGGCTCCTTTGAGTTTGACTTTATCCATTGTTGAGAAGTTTTCTGTAACAACCTTGTTGCACTCGGCAAGTGCGGTGAGCTTGTCTTCCTTTTGCGCCAGAGAGAACTTTTGACTTTGAATAATTCTGGAAACCATTTCGGCATAGCCATCTATCCATTCCTCAGTGGTTGCGTAGCGTTTGTAGGCTTGGTCGGAGTTGGGTACGAATAGCGCAAACGCACCGTCCTCAATAACTTCAACCTCATCAACTTGTGGTAAGTCCTCCACCCTCTCAACATTACCCATGTGTTTAACTGATGGTGATGAGGGAGGCGTGAAATCTTGTACCTCTTCAGGGGTGTAGACACCCACCACACAGCCTGGGAAGACAGAGCGTATTCCCTCGCTAATGACTCTCGCACGTAGCATCGCTCTTGGGTAGTTCTTCCAATTATCCTTGTTGGCAATACCAATCTCTTTCGCTTGGCGTAGAGTCCAGCTGAGTTCGAGAGTGCCGCCCTGCGGGTGCGAGAATATTCCCGTGACTTTTTCATCTGTGTAATCCTTCCATTGAACAGAACCGCCAGCCTGTTGGAATCTGGCAAGCATGGCATCTGCTTTGAGAGCAGGTCGGTTTTGAATGACATGATAATCACGCAAAGCAATAGCTGGATGTAGGTTTTCTGCTTGGCACAACAGCATGATTGCCATTGCTTCTTGTGGGTTTTTGAACCCAAACATCTTGCTACCAGCAGCTACTTCTGCCATCGCTTGCATGTCGTTAAACGGAACAATATTACTCATTGGGAACTTCCTTTCTTGCTTTCATCATTGCGTCTGCTATTTCGTAGGCTATGGCAGACCAAGTGTCAGCCAACTTGCCTTCAGGATAATTTGATGGTGCTTCTTGAAATGCATCAGGCAAAATGCCTTGCAAAGCCTGACCAGCAAACCAGTCTCGTAAATCCATCCCATCTGACATGGTGGTGTTACCAGTGGTAGGGTGTTTGTGGAGGAAGGGATAGGCTTTCATAAATTGTCAAACTCCAAAGACTTGTTGTATTCTTCTGAAAGCTTTACAAATTCTTCTTTCTTTTCTCTTTGGTAGATATGTAAACCCCATTCAATAGCTTTAGTAATGTCTTCCATACTACTTCCGCAATTCAAGGCCAACGCAACCATGTAAGCAATACGAGCCTTTACGACCCGCTCAAACTTGTCTCTCATTTGCCCTAAACGTGATTGAGAGAGTCCATACTCTGCCGCCAAATCTTTGAGTTTCTCTCCATCTTGATAACGTTGAAAAGCATCTATCGCTTGTTCTGGTGTCATTTTTTTTCTCATGCTTTCACCATCGGCTTTCTGCCTGGCTTTTGGCGTGGCGCACCTGTTCGGGTCGTGCCATGCGGGTAGGCTTTCATAAGTCCATTTAAACG